CTGGCGAGTTCCAACAATGCTGTAGGGAAGCGACATGATGTCGTCGGGGTTGTTGATGCGCTTCAGTGTGCGCTTAGACGCCATTGCGATGCGCTGCACCTGCGGTGACGGTTCGACGCCAAATTCCGGCGCTAGTTCGCACGCCAGATTATAACGAAAACACCGCAGATACCCCGGCGGGAAAGTTAGTTCGGTCGCAAGATTAACGGGCTGCGACAACGGCTGCACAGACACAATGTGAAATTCAAGCACTTTGGTCGGAACCGGGTAAACGTACATTTCAATGTTCGGATACGTCATATTAACCCACAGAACCTGCGGGTACGTGCTGGTTACGGTTTTAACCGCAATACCATTGTATTGCTGTTGGTTGATGAGTTTAAGACCGTACGAAATACCGGACGCTGGGTCACGGAAATAAGTGCTGTCATCGACCAAGATAGGCCGGTCGCCTACAATGTCGCCAGTGGGGCCAAAAGTTCTATATCGTTCACCTGGCGGCCAAGTTTCTATCTGATCTATCGTAGAGAATACAGACAGACGCTCCGTGTTCCAACTATCAATCATTTGATTGAGTGCCAACAGAGCGTCGTCGGCTGTAGCTGCTGACGGTGTTTCACCTTCCGCCAAAACGCCCAAAAGACGAAGCGCCCCGTTAATCTGATCGCCTGCTGTCGTCATCGGTCGTTAATCCTTCGTTTGTTGGGCGCCTGCCCCGCCGCCGGTTTACCAATTGGTTGCCGGTTGCCACGTTTAAATTTGGTTGACCGGGATCATAGCGCATCCAACCACTTTCTTCATCAAAAATAGCTTCTTCTTCCATAAAAGCAATTTTAGTTCCGTGGTCGGGGTGCTTTAGGTAAATGTTTGGCATATTAACTCCGCAAAAGTTGGCCCCTGCCAAAGCAGGGGCCATTTTGCTTACGAGATGGCATAGAGCGCCCAAGAACCGTCCGCAACCTTGCGCGCACGGAAAGACCGCACAGTGCCAGCCGTAGCCGCAATGGTCATGAGACCCTGCGAACCGCTGGAACCAATGCTCCAACCTGTGTTGGTGGTCATGGTGATGACGCCCGCCGTCGTCGTGTTGATGACGCGGAAATCAAACGTAGACCCTGGCTTTGTGTTGCTGAGCGCGGTGTCCACATCGGTTGCCAACGGCAGCGTGTAGGCGGCAGTTGTCGTCGGCGTACCGATGATGATGCCGTTAGTCAGTTGAGCAACGGTCAGCGTAGCGCTGTCGGTTGCAGTGGCCGGTACAGCAGCGACGGACATCTTGACTTCATTCAAGTTGCCATCGTTGAATTGATAACCGCCACCAACGGAAGGAAGTGACATTGTTTTATACTCCTAAAAGAGAGGAAGAAGCCCCCAGCGAACTGGGGGCTAGGAAGATTAACCCCAAAGACGGCAAGCCATCGTCGGACGGATGACGCTGTAGCCATACAAAACGTCAATACGGCAAGGCATACGGTCGTTGTTGATGTCATACTGACGAACAACGCGCATTGAAATGCCATTGTGAACCTGACGCGAAGCCATATCGACGCCCTGCGGAAGCAGAAGGTCGGCGGTTGCGAACGAAATCGCATCCTTATGGTAGACCAAGTTCTGTGGGTAGTAGGTGCTGGCCGCGCCAAGAAGCGTCACAGCCGCGTCAGCCTGCGGGAAGCTGTCAACGGTGGCGAGAGCGTTCGACGAGGTGTAGATCGCAGGCGAGAACGTCACGTTGGCGAACTCAGTGCCGGACGAAGTGACCGTGTTGGTCGCAACGAACTGCTGGAGCGAACCAGTGGACTCACGGGTCTGCGGGTTAACGGCATAGACGCCCGCGATGGTGAACACGTCACCAGGCACGATGGTCTTAGCGTTGGTAGCAGACTTGATCGTGAACGTGTTGGTGCCCTGCGTCGAGAGCGTGGTCTTGACGGCGAGCGAGTCCGTACGAGTGGCAGAGCCGGTCTGGAACTGACGGATCGACTGCGACATGTTGACTTCATCAAGGCCCAAAATGCCTTCGCCCATCATGCCGTTTTTAAACTGACGGGAAATGGTCGAAGTTGGGTTGAAGAGGCCCTTCATGCCTTCCACAAGACCAGCGTTGGCAGCGGGGTTAACCGTTGCGTAACGCGGAGCCATTGGCGTGGCAAACTCATTGAGCTTCTGCTGAGCCTGAAGCAGGACCAACGAAGTCGAAGGAGTTGTGCCGGGTGTGCCAACCGAGTTGTAAACCGACGAGAACGAGCCAGCAACGTCAGCGTCGATGCTCGAAGCAAGCTGCGAGATACGAGGCTTCAGAACACGTTCAGCGAAGTCGTCCAACTGCATGGTCAATTCGGCAGACGTAAAGTTCACGCCGATGTGCTTCTGGGTAGAAACAGTCAGGGTCGTAAACTGTTCGTTGTCGTCCTGAACCTGAAGCGCAGCGCCGTCTGTGACGAGAGCGCGGTCGGGCAGACGGATACGCAGGGTCGAGCCAATCTTGGCGCCTTCCACAGCGAAGCTGTCGTCATACTGACGGTTAACGTTACGAGTGATTACGAGGTTGTTCTCCAGAATTTCCAGAGCCTTCCGCGTAATCATGTCGATAGTAAGAAGCGAATTTGCCATTTTGTTTCATCCAAAGAATTAGCGGTTGCGTTGCGCTTCCCACTTTCTGATCTGACGCTGGCGTTCGGCTTCGATCCATTCTGAAGTGCTCATGCTTTTAACTGAGCGAGGATCAGTGGTATCGTAACCGGACGGTCCAGAACTTCTGGACGAAGCAATCGGAGCAATCGGCGCTGGCGCGGTTGAAGTTTTTTTAACCGGAGGATTAGCCGCCAATTTGGCTTCAATCCTACCAATCTCTCGCGCTTGAAGAATAGGCGGCATGGAAGCGATACGGCCAGCTTCTTTTGGGTTAGACCCTAGCCAATAAATGACATCGGGGCCCATATCAGAAGCCTGGATCGTTTGGGCCATCACGTCCGTGACGGGGAGGTTCGGGTTATAGGCGACCTGTTCAAAGTCGTCGTATTTACCCCGAGCATCCTCTTCCTTTTCGTGGTAGGCGTCCAAAAGCTGAGCTTGCTGCTTTGCTGCTTCTCGCTGGGCCAACAACTGCTGGGCTCTTTGCTCAGCTAACGCTTCTGCGTAGGCAGCGGCGTTATCAAAGTCGTTAGCGTCAGGCGGGTTAATTGGAGGGGCCTTACGGGTCTCCAATTCAGCAAGGCGTTGGGCCTGCTCTCGTTCCCACTTACGCTGTTCTCTTGCAAGACGCTTTCCGACAATGGCGTCCAATTCTTCTTGAGTGAATGATTTGGAAGCGTCTGTCGTTTGTTCTTCCGGCTGCGTAGCTTCGGTAGCAGGCGCTGCCGTAGCAGCCTGTTCCGGCGCGGTCTCGACCGCTGTATTTTCGAGAGCTTCATTGCTCATGGGGTTTTCCTTTCGGACCTGATGAACCGCACCAGTACGGATTTGTAAAAGATACGTTGTAGCGGAAGCTAGGTCAAGCAGCCGTTAAAACACCCAATCTTCTACGATCTCGTTGCCAACTTCACCCGCATAGGTAATAGCCGACGCTTTTTAGTTTGCCTGCATAATAACCCAGTTTGTACCGTCGCTAATCAAAGTAGCAAACCTGCCTGCGGTTGCGGCAAGAATTGCGGTACCCGCTACGGCGGTTGTCAATGGAACCACGTTGGCAGATGCGGACACGACCGCCTGAGCAGCGATTGTCTTTATCATCACTTCGCGACCCGGCCAAGCCGAAGCGGCTGGCAGCGTTACTACAATGCCTGCGCCGTTACAAATGATCGAATTTTCAGTTGCCGCCAACGCAAAACTGGCTGTTTTTGTAACAGGTGTGCTGCGGGCAAAAGACCCTGTTAACGTGGTGAAACCCACGCTACTAATCCGCATCCGCTCCGTAGGCGACGCCGCGCCGTCAGCCGTTGTGCTAAAGATAAGGCGACCGGGCATGTCGTTTGTGCCAGGAGTGCCGTCTACCTCTGTTAGAATAGATGCGGCATTGATGAAAGAAGTACCATCAGAGCCAGCAAACAAAACAGCGCCGAGGTCATCCCCGCTAGTAATAATGGTTTGCGCGCCAATTGTGTCAGAACGCGATTTTGCAAGAGTAAGAGCGGCGGGGACTTGAGCGCTATCGCCATATTGTTGCAGCGACGCAGACACAGATGTCCCCGTAGTTGCAACTTGCAAGTTTGAGGTAGTTAGCGTGCCAATAATATTAGGAACACTATACGATGTTCCTCCCGTATTACCAATAAGCATATTTCCGGCAAAGTAGTTGCCAGCCGTGCCGCTGGCGTAAAAGTTCCATCGACCGACAACGACCGTTGAACCAGTGTCAGCAGTAGATGCAAGGTCCGTATCAACATCAGCGTAGGTGAATGTGCTGGTTGTCGGAACGCCAGTAATTGTAAACGTGCCGTTAAAGCTTGTGTTCGTGGTTGCAGCAACCGTGACGGACTGTCCAAGCGTGTAGCCGTGGGCCGCGCTAGTCGTAATCGTAGCCACGTTGCTTGTGCGCGCAACATTGGTAATGGTGCGGGTCGTGCCAGTCGAAATGTTGCTGTAGAAGCCGTAGTTGTTAGTGGCTGCGGTAATTCCCGCGTCAACAGCATACCCATATTGGCTAGTGATAGTTGAACCAGCGCCGATAGTAGCTTGAGCAGCATAAAAATGCGACAAGCCGCCAAGTGTAAAGGCCGCAGCAGCCGTAGAAGCTGACGTTGCAAACAATCGCGCTTCAACGGTCACATTTGACTGGATTGCGCCATTTGTCAAAGTGCCAAAACTAGTTGTTGCACCCGTAATGTCTTTAGACACGCTGAGAGTAGTTCCAGCGGAGGCTGAAGATGTTCCAATAGAAACGCCACCAGCGTTGTTAATCCTCATCCGCTCTGTCGGCGTTGCTGCGCCGTCAGCAGTCGTAAGGAACCTCAAATAAGTTGGCATATCATTGAGGCCGGGAGTGCCGTCAACCAAAGAGTCGATGCGCGCACCTTCAAGATAAGTAGCGCCGTCGTAGCCCCAGAACCCTTGGCTCCCAAGTACGTCACCAGAAGCAACAACTCCGCCAATGCGATTTTTAAAGAAATCTTGATAGGGGGGAACCGTGTCAGCGGTATTGCTGAAAAGGCCAAGATTGGTTGATCCAAACGGAGCAAGCGTTGCGCCAATAAGAACCTGACCCGTATTGTTTACAACAAACGGTGTGCTGTCTGGGTTCGCGCTATCTTCAACCAAAATAGCGTTACCGGCGCCAGTTTGCGTAACCCGCAAAGCAGCAGATGACGTATTAGCAACGATAGTTGCGCTCGACAAATTGGACGCAATGCCCGAAATAGGCGTTTGAACCGTTACTCCGCTCTGCACGAGTGGCACAATTTCAGTACCACTAAGCGGTACAGTGGCTGTAGGAAGTGCCGAAATCTTAATGTCAGCCATAGGCTTGCTCCAAAATAACTGCTTATTAAGCGTTCATTGGTTTGCAGTAAATCGAGCCGCCAGTGCTAACTTGAATGGCGCTGACCCGCCAGGGGGCACCTGTGCCTTGCGGCACAACAAACGAAACCGGCGTATTAGCAGGCAGCGGCGTAGAGCTAGTGGTAGCCGTGACATCTTCGCCAACTAAGATATGCGCCGGTGTGGTTGCCCACACAAGCACGACTTGCGGGCCTGCGGGCCACGTACCTGTAGAGCCAGCCGTGCCTGTATAAGCTACAGTTTTTGCCGGAAAAGTGTTGTCAGCACAGGGGTTAAGGAGTTCCATGGGGGGCCTCACGCCAAGAATTTGAGTTTGTAGAGCGTGCTCAAGTACAGCCCGACGATCTCGTCAATGATGTTCTGGAGCGCGCTATCGGATTTATCGACCACATCATAACGACTATCTTCGATTTCTTTCAGGCTGTCTTCCAGAAACTCAATGATATTGTTGGTCTTGCGGGCTGAGTGCAGCGCAATTGGACCAATTAAGCCATGACGACCCTGATAGGCTTCAGCAAATTTGTCAGCAAGATCGACAATGCCGTCATAAAAGCCATTCAAAGCCGAATGTTTGGCAAAACTACGCGTATTCAGATGGACTGAGTGGGCCACATCACGGGCAAGAAACATACAGCCAACAAATTCAGCGCATTTCATCGTCACATCCCCATTTGTGGAGGCGCCGGAGGTGCCATTTGCGGCTCCATTGGCATCTCCTGAGTTTCAATCATACCACGAGGCTCCATAACTTCGCTAGAGGGCATACTGGCGATCAAATCGCCCGTATCGACCGCTGCTGCAATGGTTCCCATGACAATATCTTGGATTTGTTCGGGCGTCATGGACGCCTGAACCGCCGAAATACGCTTGGTTTCGGCGTCATATGCCTGAACTTCGGCCTTAAAGCTGTCAATCTGGAGCTTTTGAGCCTCAAAACCTTGCTGCATCTGCTGGATAGCATCAACAGTGCGGTTCAACTCTTGGGTCATGGCATCAATCTGCTGTTTGGCAGCGGCCATTTCCGGCGATTGGTCAGTGCCATCCATAACCTTCGGGTCAATAATCTTGGCAAAGCGTTTTGCCATTTCCTGCGCGCCTGGCCAATCCATGTTCTTGATAAACAGATCGCCTGCCACTGCCCAAAGCTGCGGGTTTGACTGAAGCAGCATCGACATGGCGTCCAAGGCTTCCTGACGCTTGGTCATGTAGCCCGGCCCCGTGGTGACGCACACGTCGTACACGCCTACCGACGGGTTATAAATCTTGTCAATCACGCCGCCGTTCTGGTCGCGGATTTCCTTGACGGGTTCGGGCTGCATGGGGTTGATCTTGACCATGCCAACTTCGCCGTCGAGGCCAACAATACGGGCCACACGTTCGGTGTCGTAAATCTTGGGGATCATATCGACAAGCTGGCGGGTGA